CTTGCGACCATTAATAAATGCGCCTTGGTTTTTCTGGAATGTATCTTTACGGCGTGGTTTTTGATTGCCATAGTAATTTTCGTCAGTGATTTCATGCATTTTGTAAGTTGCACGTTTTGCTACAGGATTGTTTCGTCTTGATTGCGCTAATTCAGAACGTCTAATTCGAGCAATTTCTTGATTTAGAGAACGGTCAAGACCAATACCACCTGTGCGATTAAGTTTACTTCTGTTTGGCTTGGGTCTTGTAACAATTCTTTTAACACCAGTAAAATCAATAACATCAGGAAACAAATTTCCAGAACCAACTATATTTTTATCTTTAATTGAATTAAGAAGTATTCTGTTTAACATTTGAGGTGTTTGATTTTGCGATTTCCAATCATTATAACTTCGAAAGTCTTTATAACCACCAGCAATTGACGCATTTCTCTCTTTTAAATTACCAAGTTGTCTTTGTGTATATGAATTCATATAACCTTTGGGAGGTTTCGACGCAATAGTAAATCTATTCGGCGATGTTGATGATTTTGATTCAATTTTTGGCACAACCGTAGTGCGCAAAATGCCTGAAATCTCAGCATCAGAATATGATGGTTTGGCATTTATTGTAGTGCGAATTTTTCCAGATGTTGTTTTATCTGGAAATGTAGAACGAAGTGCACGTGATGTAGTTGGGTCAAATGGAATCATACGAGTCACTAAACGAGGTGAAACTCCCATTCTTGTTACAAGTCTGGCTTTTTGAAGTTTTCCCATTCCCATGCTTCCGCCCATCCCCATAGCACGCATTTGTGGCGCATGAGGTTTATCTACTTCATAAATTTTACTCATATTTCGACCTTTTTGAAAGTATCGACCTTTAACGCCGTCTGCACCTGTCAACTCTTTACCCATTCTTCCAGTTTTACCACCCATCATTTTGTTGACATATTTTTTGGGCGAAGGAACACTGTCATCGGTAAGTGTACGTGTGTACGGTACTGATACTGATTTCATAGATTTATTCATTGTTGTACCCCTCCATTTTTTGGGATTTGAAGAAATTACTTCATAAGATTTTTGAGGAACACGTTGTGCTGATAATAGTGTATCACGTTTGCTTTTTTGAGGCGCATCAAGAATTCGACGTGCATTTTGTTTTGCTTGAGATTTAAATTCATTTATTTTTTGTTGCGCTCGGCGAGATGTGTTGTCTGCAAATTGAATAGCGTCGTTTAATTTATTTTGTGCTTTTTCTTTTACATCTCTTGCCAAATTAGACATTTCTTCCTTTTTTTGATTTACCTTTTCGCCAATTTGCGATGAGTTCCATAATGACGATGCTTGCCATATCGCCGCGCCGTAAATTATTTTTTTAGCATTTTCTCGTTGTGAACCATATTTGCCAATCCAAGGATTTCTATCTCCATTTTGTAAATCTAAAGTCAATTCTTTTTTTTGTTTTTCTAGTGCGGCTTCATACCCTTGACGAGATGCAATTTTAGCTTCTCTAGACGCCGTAGGTAGCGCATCTTCTTTTAGTTGCCGAACTACTGATTCAAGTCCTGGAAATATTCGATATAATCTGTTTTTTGGTTTTTTTCCAAACGATGAAACTTCTAAAATTTCAGGATTTTCATCAATTTTTCGTTTTAATTCTATTTTGGCAAGGCGTGTTAAATGCTTGTCTTGCAAATCAGCAGGTACAACTGTTCCGTCTTGCAAATAGTGTTTTTTACTTTTGGGTTCTCTCCAAGATTGATTTCCGTCTTTTGCTGCTTGAACTTCAATTGCCACTCGCATTTGTGCAGCAGTTTTTGGCTCTAAAATCCGCTTGTCTTCTAACAAATTTACAGCTCTTCGGACAACCGCATTAATTTGCTTGTTGACAATGCGAGGTGCTCCCCTCGCAAACCTCAATGCGTTTTTGGCGTTGCGTATTATTTCTGATTTTGCAGGTCTAACTCTTGCCTTTTTTATATAAGACATAACAACACATCCTTAAATTAAAAATACTTGTTGCTGATTTTTACACCATTTGATGTGTAGTGCTCAATTTGATTTTGATTAACTTTTTTTGAAGCATGTGGCGTAGTCATACTTTTTTTAATTTTTTTATTTGTTTTCATCATGGTATTTGAGTATGCACTTTTTGCAACACGCTTTTTACTTCGTTTACCAAAATCATTAAACGCACCAGATACATTGTCATATTCTTTATTTTTTGCACTGCTTGACGTGTCGTTAGAATCTTTTTTTCTTGGCAACAAACCCGCTGCCATGTCAAATAGTTTTACGCCTCCCAACGTCAGTGCACCAAGAGTTGCAATTTTTCCTGCTCGTGACATTCGGTTAAATCGTCTTACAGGCCATGTTACAGCACGAACAATAGGAGTGCGCATAGCGGTATCTGCTGTTTCTTTTACACCTTCAGCAGTTGCAAGCACCGCATTTGCTTTTCCTTGTCTGGGATTTTTCATACTTCGCAATGGTCCAAGTACACGGTCTTTCCATGTGCGCTTAACATCTGCCACATTAGTAAATGCGCCTGAAGTGGGTCGAATTTCAACAAAATCATCTGGAGCTGATGCAAGTATATCTTTAACTTTTTTGCCTTTTAACTCTTCAATAGATTGTTTACTTTCTTCAGGTAGTTCATACATGCCTGAAGGTTTTATGGCGTTCAATCGACGTTGCTGCTGTTTTGTTTGATTGTATTTTGGAACACGTCTCATTGTTCTTTGCGTTTTTGCGCTTGCAGAACTAGGTGCTGAAGGTGATGGTGCTCGCACCTCCATAACTTCGCTTACTACTTTTTTGGGAGTAGAAGGTGTTTCAGGCGTTATCGTAGTGCGAATTCTTGATGTTTGTGTTGGTTTTTTTGTTTCTGTTTGACGAGTATTTTGTTTTCCTCTAGGATTAAATTTTCCACCACCATACATTTCTTGAAATTCTTGAGGTGTGCGAAATAACAAACTTTCCAACATTAATTGTTGCTGTAAATTTTTTCTTTTTTGTGCTTGTTGCAGTACCGCATCGTAATCAGTTGCGTTTCCTTGATTAATCAGTGCATTAAATCTTCTTATTGCTTCTGATTTTGGAAGCTTGCTTCCAGAACGTAAATATCTCGGGTCTAAATCATCAAAACTTTCACGTTTGCCAGATGTGCTTTTTGAACGCAAATACGAAGGGTCAAACTCGTTAAAATCTGTTGTCATAGGTGCTTCCATTCTGTATTTATTAGTTTCAGGAGATGATACTGATATTGTAGGCGATTTTTTTGTTTCAGGTTTTGAAACTTCAACAACTTTTGCACCACTAGGAACAGTTAATGGTGCAGAAGGATTTAATATTGGACTTAATCGAGTAAGTTCGTCGTTAATTTCTGCAATACGCATTGCAGTAGATTCTCGATAATTTCTGTTAAGCCTTCTGCGCTGAATATCTTTTTCTCTTAGCAATCGGTCTCTATATTCCGCTGGAGTCATAGATGCTGGAATGTCTGACCGCGGCGATGAACGTGACGAGAATGATGGAGAGCTTACCGTTGACGACACTTGTTTTCGTGGTCGTACAGAAGAAGGAGGAGTTGCTGTTGTTGAAAGAACACGTGTTACAGGGGTGTATGCACCAGAAACAATGGCACGCATTCTATTTTGTCGTGTTCCTTGTGGTAGAGACTGAATTTCCGATTCAAATTGTGATACAAGATGCGGGTTTTTATCAAAAAACACACTACGCAATTCAGGTCTTAGGTATAACATACCTAATTCTCGATTATTTAAATAACTAGCACTTCGATATGATTTTGTTTTTAAATTACGTTCAACTTCAGTTGATGAAGGTCTTTTTCTTGTATTACTTGCAGTTGCTGAAGAAGGTTTGCTTGCACGACCACTTGAACTTGAACCTGTCGTTGATGAAGAAGTAGATGGTTGGGTTTTGAGCCAATTTTCAAAATCTCTGTCTAAGTCACTTAACGAACCAGAAGCACTAGCTCTTCGTGCTGCATTTATTTCACCTTGTACAATTGACGGAATTTGACGACTTGAAGGTGCATTAACTCTTGAAGGTGAACGCACCTGCGCTGTTGGTTGAGTGTTTTGCGCAGGTTGTGCAGATTGTGTTGGTCTTGCTCCAGACGGTACAATAGGAGTGTTTGCACGTCTTGTTGGCGTGCCTACAGGTTTGACGTTTACTGGTTTTTCAGTAACCGCTTCAATTTGCCTACGCAACTTGCTGTCTGCAATAAGGTCTTTGTTTTTGCGAATTTCGTCAATTGTGTGCAAACTTGCATTTAATCTACCTCTTGACAAATCACGTTCATAAAGTAAGTCTGAAACCTTTTTGTCAACATCAGGAGAATCTTGTTCAAGTAGCTTATCAATTTCATCTTCAATTGATTTAATTTGACTTTTGTGTGTGTTATATTGTTGTAACGCTTCCGAAACATATTTTTTGTTGACAACAATTGGTTTGGCACTGGAACTGGGCGGTTTTTCTTGAATATCTTGACGTGGAGGCTCTTGCAATCCTTGCTCTCTAGGAGACCGATACACTCGTGCGTATGGCTGACTTTCTACTGTCAGTGTTCTCCCTTTGCCAGTGCCTAAGGTTTGTGCATACCACGGATTTGATTCTGCATCTTTAATTCTTCTTTGTACGGTATTTATTTTCCCCCGCATTGCATCAATGCGGTCTGACAATCGCTCAGCTTCACTAAATGGGTCGTCGTCAATATCCATAGAAGCAAAATCGGTAGAACGAAATTTTTCCGCTTCGTCTTGCATGGTTTTTAATTGTTGTTCTAATTTTGTTTTTTCAGCACGCATTTCCTCAATAGATGGCAAGTATGCTTTTTCAGAAGGAACTGAACTGCCACTACTCACTGGTTTTACAGTTGCAAAAGAAAATGAAGAAACACCTGCTATATCAGTACCTCTTGCGTCTTGTCCACTTCTTTGTGCCTGAAGCATTCGACGCGGCGCAATAAATCGTGCAACCTCGCTTCTTTTTGGATAAGTGCTTGCTGAGTATTCACGTGATGGGTTTTGTACTACTTTATATTTTTGAGAAGGCGCAAAGTCATCGCTACTTGCAGATAGTATATTTTCAATTTGTTCTATTCTTTTTTCTGCTTTTTTTCGTTCTGAATACGACTGCGTAGGCTTTATTGAATCCGCAAGCCTAGCTTGCTCCTCCATTAATTGTTGAATATTATTGAATTCTTGTTCCGTATTAGGACGAAAGACACTGGTGCTCAGTTGTCGATTCATTCTGTTTCCGAGCACGTCTCTTCGTTCTGATGCTTGTCCTGTTCGCACCATACGCCCTGAAGACATTTGTGGTAAATACGTCAATCCTTCAATTGGGAGGTCTTTTGCTCGACGTTCATTCATTTCTCGCCATAAACGGTCATTGGTCTCTTTTGCGACTTTAGGGTCGTAATTTTCGTCAAAAACAGGAGTTGCCGATTCTGGAACTACGTTTGCGCTTTGAGTTTTTGATTTTGATTTGGACTGCGCTTTTTGCAATAGCGAACTTACTGCCTTGCGAGGTGTGGTAGTGTCTTTGAAGTATTTAGGAACAATAGGTGTTGAGTATTTGGACATTACTCACCTCATTATTTTTTATATTTGTCATTATTCAATGACGTGTATTTTGTGTTGTGAGACACAGGTGATTTGTTTTCTTGTTTTGGAAGTGAAGGTGCAGTAAATTGGATTTCGTTCATTAATTCGCTTCCTGCCATTTTTCGCACATATTGAGGCAACTCATAACTCATTGGCATTTGTTGCACTCGATTGTGTTGACGTGCAGGTGGTGCTGGCATTACGTTTTGACGAGGATACACCATGCCATCTTGCTTTTTAAATGTGTCATTTACAACACCGTATTTAGAAGTAGCAGTTGGTTTTGGGTATTTGTATCGACCATACGATGTTTTAACTTTTGGCATTGGTGATTCTTTTACAGGTTGCGTAGCATGTGCTGTCAATCCCGTACCAACACTAATGTCTTTTTTTAGTTTACCAGACTTTTTCTTGTCACGAGCTAATTTTGCACTTCCATACGTTCCACCTGTTTGTTTGACTGGTGGTGTTGTGACGGTAGATGTAGGTTGTGTTGTGGTAGTGCCAGCAGTGCCAGCAGTGCCAGCAGCGCCAGCAGTTGCCGACCCTGTTGGCTTGTATGTACCATATTGTACAGTTGCAGTTGGAGCAGTATAACCCATTTTAGACGGGTCAAATACTGGTGCTTGCTGTTGCTGTTGCTGTTGCTGTTGCTGTTGCTGTTGCTGTTGCTGTTGAACTGCTTGCATTGCACCGCTTGGTGTTGCCCAACGAGAAACTGCTTTGTCCTGTGACTGACCAAGCACTGCCTGTGCTTGTTGTTGCGCTTTTTGTCGTTGCAACTCTTGTTGTTGTGCATTAACTTGCGTAGAAGTCACCGTTGGCGTAATCTGCGGAGCATTGGACTTTGATTGCGTTGCAGTTGCCGACGCTGTTTGCGTTGGCGTGCGAGTTGTTGTTGCAGTAGGCGTTGTTGTGCGTTGCGCTCCTTGTTGCGCAGCTACTGCAGTGCCAGATGGCGCAGATGGCGTAGCGGTTTTTCTGTCAGCAGCAGATGCTTTTGGTGCAGTAAATGCCTGTTCGTCATTGGTCAGCCAATTAGTAAATTGTTGCCACCAACTTTGTTGATTGGAATTTTGCCCACCCCCTGTATTTGGTGCTGGTGTCGGAGTGGGATTGTAATTTGGAACTACTCTTTCACCTGTTACCACTCTTTGTTCATTTTTTGGCAAATATCCAATTGCTTGAGGTGGAAGGGATGAGTAATCCGCTTCAGGTATTTGGGTGGGTTCAGCAGGGTTTTTTCCTGCTAGTGCAGTTAATGTTGGATTGGTGAGGATGTCTACAGTTACGTTACCGTTTTTGTTCTGCCCTACATACGCACGACCACTTGTAGTTTTAACATATTGCTCACCTGTATTTTCATCTGTTTTAAGTGCATTTTGATTAATTCCAATCAAATCACCAATTCTTCTAAGCAAATTATCATCTACTACTTCATTTTTTACGTATTCATCTATTTCGCTTAATGCTTTTGCTTCTTGTTCTTTACTTCTCCGAATTTCATCGCTAGCCGACAACGTAGGAGTAGGAGTTGGTGTTACTGATGGTTTTTGACTGTTTTGATTTTCAGCTACCGCAGTTTGAGTTTGTTCCGATGGATTAATTACTCCATAGCCAATAACAAGTCGATTTCCCGTTTTTGGGTCTTGATAAAATGGTTCTTTTGTACCGTCAGGCAAAGTTCTTTCACCTAATAATTTAGGAGCTAACTCCGCAATTTGAGAAACCCAATCTTGTGCTTCTGCCCACCAACCTTCAGCACCTCCTGTCTCTACATCTTTAGACATAGCAGCAGAGGCTTTATCTTGCAATGAGCGAATTGTAGGTGCAAGTTGTGATTGAATGACACCTACTTCATTACTATTTGTATTGCTATCTTTTGACTTAGGTGTTTGCGTTATTTTTGGTGTTGGTGTTGTAGTACGAGTTGGTTGAGCAGTTTCAGTCATTTGTCGAGAGTTTAATATGTAAGGAGTTTCACCAAGTACAATTCGGTAATTGGAACTTCTTGGTTTACCTTTTCCGTATACGTAATCAATGTACGGTGCTCCTGTTACTGCATCTGTACCTGTTGCAGATTGCTCTTCTTTTGGTAAATATTTATTTCCTTTATAATAATCAACAAGTCTTGAAATCATTGTAGGTTGTGATAAATCATTAGTTGCACCTGCTGTATTTCCACTATTGTCTATTATAGTTTTCCCAATAGCAGTAGCGGCTACATTTCTAGCATTAACAGCGTTTTGTTGATTTGCTTTATTGTTAACAGGCATATCTTCTGGTTCGAATTTAGGTCTTATATTGTTAGAATTGTTTGGGTCAGTATAACTCAACATTGAATTTACAAAATCACCAGCTTTATTGGCTAAATTTTGATTTGCACCCATGTAATAATAATTTTCAACCATAGGACCAACAAGATTTCTTTGATAATCTACCGCATCTTCATTAGATTTATTTGGATTGTAAAACTCGGTAAGTTGCGACGCTCTTGCGGTTGTGTCAGGTCCCATTTGTTCAATAGTTTTAACTCCTGCCAATCGAGCATTTTCACCTTTTGCTCTTGCAGTATTAACAAGATTAGACGCTGTGTTTTGAACATTTTGCACTGCACTTGCAAGAATTACCAAATCATCGTATGTATATGAATTTCTTCCATATTTATCTTGTAAATTTTTATTAGTTGGCAATTCAAGTAATTCTTTGACTGTAGCGGGATACACAGGGTTTCCTTTTGAATCAAGTACCGCATTAGAGTATTCTACATCGGTATTGAGGTCAATTGTATCCAATGCAGGATTTACGGTTGAAAAATTTGAACCAAACAGTTGTTCTGCATTTTTAAAAACTTCACCTGCCTGAGATGCAATATTTTGCGCTTGACTATTATCAAGCATGGTAATGGTAATAGATGGATTTATAACAGGGGTTCTTATTGGTGGAATTACAATTGAAGATGCCGTAGGTCTAATATTTTGCGCTGTTGGCACATATTGCACTGGGTCTTTTCTGCCAATATCTTGAAATGCTTGTCCTCTTAGTCCTGACAACCATTCAGCAATACTTGGAATTATTCCACCTGCCTCAGGCATTGGTGTAAGAAATATGTCATTGCGTTCTTTAAATTCAATGTCATCTACATCACCAGTGTCAGGTGCACGAGTTGGCGAAATACTTGGTTGAAGTGTTGCAGTTGCCTCGTATGTGGGCATTGAAGTTGGCACTGCAGTGTTTACTGGTTCAGAAGTATTGGTTGGAATCCTTTGTGGTAAATTAACGTTAGGAGTTGCGGTTGCCCCTAACTGCGCAGCAGTCATTGCACCATTTGCACCAATTATTCTTGGAGATATAACACGAGACGGTGTTGCAGTAGGAGTAGGAGTTGTTGTATATGTTGGTGTCGTTGTATATGTTGGCGTTGTTGACGTGTCATCTTTTTTAATTTTTGACCGTTTTTTTACGTGTGACGCTTTTGATGCGTTTTGCATATACTCTTGAAATGTCATTATTTTTTTTGATTTACTCATATCTGCCTCTACATGCAACAAAACGTGGGGAAGAAATGACGCATCATTCCCCACGTTTTAAAATACTAATTATTATTGGTACTTTGCTCGAAAATTACGAGTTGCCAATGTGGGAGTTGCCGATTTAAACAATTTTGAACCACCACGATAACCGCCAACCAAATGTCGTGTTCCAGCACTTCTCATGCTTGATACTGACTTCATCATTGACTTACCTATCATTGGAGGCTTGCCTGGTTGTGGTTTTCGTATAGGACGAGGTATGTTTGGTAGTGGCATTATGCCAATCGGCGGTGTGTTTGGTCGTGGTTTTCGTATAGGACGAGGTATGTTTGGTAGTGGCATTATGCCAATTGGAGGTGTGTCTGGTTGTGGTTTTCGTATACCACCGCCACCAATCGGTGGTGGTGTTTGCATTTGACCTCCAAACGCTTTCATCATTGACTTCATCATGGCTCGACCACCCATTGATGGTTTGTTAGCTTTTATCCATGCTTGTTGGTTAGCACGAGGATTTGTCCCTGCCAAAATTTTACCCCAACCAGAAGCGTCTTGTGACTTCATCATGGCTCGACCACCACGATAACCGCCAACCAAATGTCGTGTTCCAGCACTTCTCATGCTTGATACTGACTTCATCATGCCACTTGTTCCACCTGTACCGCTTTTATAAGACTTTTGACCTTGCATCGCACCTTGCATTGAACCATTTGCACTACGATTTTGTTTAGGAAATGAATATGTAGATGGTTTTGCTGGTTGTGTTGGTTGGCGTGTTGCTTGTTGCATATTGTTGTAACGAGAATCATTATAGTCAACACGTGGCTTTGGGTTGTATTGATTATATGATTGAAGCATTGATAATAGTTTTGATTGTGCTGGTGTTTCAAAATGTAATGGTTGTGGTGATGGTTGTGGTGTCTGTGATGACGATGTTGGTTGCGGTGGTGCTTGTGTTGCAAAAGTTTCCATCCGTTGTATTTGTTTTGGAGACATTGTTCTTCTTGGCTCTTGAAAGTTCATAGATGGATACAGTGGATTTTGTGGTTGACCACGCATTGCACCTGCTTGCGCAGCTTGCATCGCACCATTTGGTCCAATGATTAAATTGGCTGTGGGCATAGCGTATTGACCTGCTGTAGATAGACCTGGTGTGGGTGTTGGCATTTGATTATTTTTTGTTATTCTTCGTGTGCGCTTAGACATAGATGACTTTGCCATTTTCTTTCCACCACGATAACCGCCAAGCAAATGCTCAATTCCTGCACTGCGCATGCGTGATACTGATTTACGCATTGATTTGCCTATTGGTTTAAAGAAACCATTACTTCCCAAGTTTATCTCACCAGGTGCTTGATGAACACCACCACTAATCGGAGGTGTGACTGGTTGTGGTTTTCGTATAGGACGAGGTATGTTTGGTAGTGGCATTATGCCAATTGGAGGTGTGCCTGGTTGTGGTTTTCGTATAGGACGAGGTGTGCCTGGTTGTGGTTTTCGTATACCACCGCCACCAATCGGTGGTGGTGTTTGCATTTGACCAAACGCTTTCATCATTGACTTCATCATGGCTCGACCGCCCATTGATGCGTGACCATACAAATCACGTCGTGAAGGTTTGGGCATTGATTTACCTTTTGTCATGTTTTTACCTTTCTTAATTGACTTTGCATCAGAATATTGTTCAAAGTCGGTAATATCATTACTATCTTTTTGTCTTGTTGATACGTATCGTTTTAATTGTGGGTCATACACCATTTTGTCTTTTACTTGTTTTTGCGGTTTCCATGTACTCGTTGGTTTCATGGTGCCAGTTTCCCAAATTTGCATATCGTTTTTGCGTGATGCAATAGGAATTCCTTGCGCAACTTGGTCTTCACGCATTTGTTTACGAGGACCTTTAGGCATATCGGCGTATATTGAAACCCACTCACCTTTTTTATTTGGCGCAGTACGGTACATATATGTGTCTTTTAAACCGCCAGTTAATTTTGGCTTGGGCGTAGGCACAATGCTTTCACCCCAATCACGTACAAATTGCAATGCTCGTTCAATTGCATTTGACTCATCGTAACGACCAGTACGCTTACGCTCGCCTACAGTTTTTGCTCGAGTTGCCAAATCTTTCATAGATGGAACATTGGTGGTTTGCGAAAACGCTGGAGTATACTCTGTTGCAGGAATGGAAATAGATATTTTCTTAGAACGATTGCCAATTCCCTTTTTGCTTTCTTGAGAAACCAAATCAACAAGTTGCTTTCCGTAATCCAATATTTCTCCATACGTTTTACGATTTTCACGAGCAGCAATTTGTCCGTATTTTTTAGCACTTGACATGACACCAGGTGCATACTCTTTGGTTTTTCTTGATGTGCCATGTATTAAATTGGTGTTAGGTGTAATGTATTGATTCATTACATCAATAATGTCATCAACGACATTGTTTTTTGTATTAGAAGATTTTTTAATCATGCGTTTTTGAGTTGAAACTCCTCGAATAAAAGTCGGCAACTGTTTTGAGTTACTAGTATTAGACTTTTGTTTTCTTCGTGATAAAAAATCTTTAATTTCTTGTTCTTTTCGAGATTGTTTTCTTTGCATAAAATCATCATAAAACGCAGAATTCATTTTGCGAGGTATTTCATTACCAAATGCATTTGTTGATGAAGATGAAGTTTTATCTTTTGACTCGGATTTTGAATTTGATAAATATTTTTTTCCTGCTTCAACTGCTTGATTGTACCAATCATTTGAAGATTTTGGTTTTTCATCTTCAACGTCAAAAAGTTGCCACGGTTTGAGAGAAGCCACGCCTAATGCAATAGCGGCATTTCGAAGGTTTTTTCGATTTCTAATAACAAAATTAGTTGCATCTTGAGCTTTTACGTTTCCTGCTTCAATTTCCGTACTTTTTCTTGCTGCATAATTGTCTTTTGCTTTTCCAGATTGGTCTATTTGGTCTTTTAATGTTTTAATTTTTTTCTCGTTTTGCTCAATTAATGCTTGTTCTCGCTCAACAAGTCTTTCATACTCTCTTGCTTGCCTGTCTTCTTTTCTTCGCCATACTTTTCCAGCTTTTGAGCCCAAGTATTGCCACAATGGAGATACAGGTTCGGGTACATATGCAGCGGCAATTGGGTCAACAGGTTTTACTGGCTCAAATGGCGGTGCGCCAGGCGGAACTGGAGAACTTACAGACATCACCTCTGGTTCTGCTGGTGTTGGTGTTGGTGTTGGTTCTTGTTCTTTTAATTTAGTTTTTCTATTGTTTAAATTTTCGCTACGTTCACTTTTCTTACCACCTACAATTCGCCTTGTGACTGTAGTTGTTTCTTCAACTACATCACCTACGTTTGGCACTCTTGCTATTCTTGCTTTTCTAATATTCCCTTTTGCAAAAGGTTTATTTGATGCATACTGCGTCATGCCAGCCGACGCACTGCTTACGCCTGAATTACCAGGCATTTTTTTAATTTCAGAAAATATTTTGCTCATAATTTATCTTTCTGCATGAGCACATATTGACTATCGCACATTTTTTAATAGTAATAAGTGTAAGAAAAGAGGGGATACAAAGAGGAAATAAAAAAGTGCGTGCCAATTAACAAGTATTACATACTACTTGTTTGTGCCAGGAATGTAATAATCTCCTCTGGTTTTTGGCAACGCATCAACCGAACGATACCCCTGACGTGGCGGACCAAACGTATTGGTGTCAGTGCCACGCTTAATGCCTGTTTTTGGTGTTTGGTCTTTGGCGTTTGTCCCTGGCTTGTAATAACCAACTTCGCATGGGTCACAACTTACGCTACGGGCAGTGATGTTGTCAATCTGTGACATAGTGTCCTCCTAAAATAAATACGCAACTATCTGTATAATATAAGAAATAAGAAAATTGTGCAATACCACACAAAAGGAGACGTATTGTATGAATAAATCACGCACATCACCAGTTGTTATTGATAAGCGAGAACGTGCAGTGCAAGCACTTGAATTGCGCAAAGCGGGTATATCATACGATTTAATTGCACAACGATTAAACTATTCAAATCGCACTGCCGCATATCGTGCTGTAAGTAGACTTTTGTCTGCAACTGAAAAAGAGGCATCGAACGATTTGCGAGAAGTGGAATTGCGACGTTTAGACGACTTGTTTTTGTCAGTATACCAAAAAGCAAGAAACGCCGCTGACCCATTGCAATTGCAAGCAGTTGACCGATGTTTACGCATTATGGAACGTCGTGCCAAAATTGCTGGTATTGATGCACCCGAAAAAACACAAACCGATGTGCGTCAAGTTATCAAAGTGGTATACGAAGATGTTCAGTACGCCGATGATTTTGATGATGAGCCAAGTCAGGCACAACAAATGCAACATGCAGGGTTACTTGCTATGGGTGCCAATACAGAGGTGTCTGATGAGGAGTGGGAGGAATATGAGGATGACGATGAAGAGTGGGGTGATGATGATACGGCACAAAATACAGACGAATTATCGCCTATTGACAGCACCGTCTCTGTCAATCATACCAAGTAACCCTAATAATCATTATACAACAAAGAGATTTTATGTTTAACCTTATTTCAAATCGTGTTAGTTCTTTCGTAAGTGGAATGTCTAATGCTATCGCACAAAAATCACAAAAAATTATTCGTGGCGTAACCTCTTGGAGTTCGGTTACGCCATCTGCTTTTTTTTCTAAATTAACATCAATGATTAGCAGTCGAGTGTCAGACATTCGTGGTTCAAATCCTAGTGCGGTTACAAAAAATTACGCACCATCAAGAAAGCCCAGTCGTTCATCATCAGATATTGCAGGTGAGGGTTTTTACGAGTTTGCTGATGTGTGCGATGGTTTAGCAGAAAGCATTCCGTCAATTATTTCCGCCGAGGCAACATTAAGTGCAGAGCAAATGCGCACACGATTAATGCAATATCCACCCGCTCCAGCTGGCAGTACATACAATCGTACGTTTGCTTTACAACAAGGATGGAAAACTGCAACAATTTCATTTGATGTTGATGTTACTTATTCAATTGATTCAGTTCCATCCATAACAAATCCTGATGCGTCAGTAAACTTGGCAAACACAGTTCCATATGCTAAATGGGTGCAACGTCGTGCAACGCAAGCATCAATTCATCGTGGAAGATGGAATACAGTTGAAGATGTGTCCGAACAAGAATTACCAGATTTTGTTAACCGCATACAAGATTTTTTAAATCAATTATTTAATAAACTGTAATTTTCTTTGACAATATGTATATTTAATGATAATATACATATGCGCTCTTAGAAAGGAACTACATGAAAGAAAACATCTTGGATGTTATCGCAATGGTGTGCTTAGGTTTTGCAATCATTCATGCAATTGAATCGTTAGGCGAATTTATTCTAAGGCTATTGGGGAAGTAATGTAATTAGAGCGCAAAAAACACGCCGCGTTGTCATATATAATGAAACGTGGCGTGTTTTTGTTGAAAGGAACGACATATGGCTAAACAAAACGAATTGATTGAGCAAAAGACATTGTTTGAATTCTTGGCGATGATTGAATCGCAAGAACCAATGTTACAGTATTTGTTTCACGTGCCAAATGGTGGTCATCGTCACCCTGTGGTAGCGGCGCAAATGAAGTCTGCTGGTGTCAAACGAGGCGTGCCTGATTTGTTATTTCCAATTGGGTTTGGTCAGTATCATGGTCTTGCTATCGAAATGAAAGCAGGGGTTAATCGAACTACCAAAGAACAACTTGTGTGGCTTGATGTACTACAAGCACAAGGATGGAAAACAGATGTGTGTTATGGATGGGTGCGTGCGGCAATTACTATTGTTGAGTACATTGGTCGTGACCCCAAAAAATACAATCTTGATATGGCACTTGATGCATATGACAGACAACATGCTAAAATAAAAGTGCCTCGCAAAAATTCCAAAAACGGTTAACCTAAAAGCACACAAAAAAGCACGTTTCTCATCTGATTACCAGACAAGAAACGTGCTTTTTGTTAGTCGATGCGTGAGTTCATACGGGCACTTTCAATCCCGTTATCACGCAAGACTTGTGCAAACGCACGGGCATATGCCTCATTGCGTTCTAGCGACTGAGTGCCAATGAATACGGAGATTTGCCATCCACCGTAATATCCTATCCCTCCAATGTCGTTTTTCTTCAACCACTGCACAAACTTTCCTCGTGCAGGGCGAATTTCAATCCACGCAAATCCGCACACCCCACCTTCGACATAATACATTGTTTTTGATGTATCAATATCGTTACCAAATGGAGTTGTTGGCGTACCAACAATCATTGGTGTGGGCTTGCACTTTTTTGACGCTTGGATTCCAGCGTGGCGAGCCTTGTTGTAAATGCTCTTACACGCACGGTCGGTCAACTTCTTTTTCTTGACCTTGACCTCAACTTCGACTTTGGGAGTGCTAACGTCAACGTTGACAATCGTTGACTTTTGTTCTTCTGTAGTCATTTGTGTTCCTTTCTACACATATGTGAACTACAGATATTATTATATATTAAATATATATTTTGTCAAATAAAAAACCGTCAAATCGTTGTTTTTAACAATTTGACGGTTTTTTTGTTATTACTCTTGGTCGTATGGTTTGCGACGACCATCGTCTTCTACGTACTTATCATAGCACGTGCCACACACGTTTGAGAGTGTGCCTCCATAATGTAAGGGAAGTAAATCATCTTCCCATACAAGTGAATCGCACTTTTCGCACTCAACCTTCTTCCCTTTCAGGTTTTCCAGTTCTGCGAAAACTGTTTTTAATGCTTTGAGCATCACATCAATGTGAGGCTCTTCCAAGCGAGCGTATTGAAACGCTCCTGTTGGAACCCCTGAGATAGCTGAAAGCAGGTCAACAACCTCGTTGACCTTTGGCATAAATACTTCTTGGCGGTACACCTCCTTTTGAACAACGATGCGTTGCTGTTCCTTACTTGCCTCAACTTGCTTGTCGAGGCGAGTGCGATACTCATCCCAACGCATAAACAAGTGCTTAATGTACACAAATTCTTGGCGGTTTTGTCCCACCAAGTCCACCTTGATATACATGCCACGGTTGTCCTTGTCGGCTGGGAGATACTTAGTTTCCCAGCGATACTTGTGCTTGTAGTGCGGTTGCACATCCAGCACAACCACACAGTCCGCACTCCATGGCACGTCTGCTAAGCCTTGATAGCTTGCAGAAAGTGCCCATTTTTGCCCTACTTCCAGTTGGCTGAATTTAGCCATGTTTAGTTCCTTTCTATTGAACTACATGAATAATATATCATTTTATATATATATTGTCAAATAAAAAAGACCATGTAATTACGTTTAGTGTAACTACATGGTCTTTTTTCTTACTTGTTGTCGGCTTGTATTAACGCCTCTGATTCGGCGTGTTGCAACAAACTCAACAACAAGTCGATTGCTGGCTCGTACTCTTTAACAAGTAACCCCTTGAGTGGGTACGAACTAATCACCTTTTCACCGTGAAGATAATTCACGATTTTGGCAATTTGGTCTAGTTTTGGTTGCATTACAGTTTGACTGTAAGCAAGCCGTTCAGAAACCGCTTGATTATTTCGGTCACGCAGTTCCGTTTGTGCCTTAAGTCGTTGAGAATATTCATCCCAACGCATGAACAAGTGCGGTACATACGCAAACCGCTCTTCTTGAAGCGTTTCGCTAAACCGATGCTCAACCTTGACGTACAACCCCCGCTCGTTTGCACGAACAGGAATGTACTTATACCCACGTTGCTTGTGTGGTGTAACGTCAAGAATCTTGACGTGACGAGCGTTCCATGGCACATCAAGTGCATATGCACGCTCTCCACTTAACGCCCACTCTTGACCTACTTCAAGGTCTTTAAACTTAGCCATAGTTTTATTCGTTCCTTTCTACGATTAAACTACGTACTAAATATACCATTTAATATATATATTGTCAAATATTTTCTGGTGTAACTTCTGGTGTAACTTCTGGTGTAACTTCTGGTGTAACTTCTGGTGTAACTTCTGGTAATATATCAAGAATTAACGTTGGCCATGCAGGTGCAGTCCATTCGTCAATGTTGATTAATTGCGGATAATCTCGCAGTGCTTGACGATATTCACGGTATCGTTGACGGGTCAAGTCGTCAATATCAACATCAGGCATTTGCGTCCAATCAGTTGCAATCAATAGTTCATTTCGACGCAATCGAACCATTCGCATAGCTTCTTCTTTTGAATATGGCTCGTCAATCAATGAACTATCTTCAGGAATACTGCACTTTTTTCCATAATAATCAATGTGCACAATATGAACAGGTTGAGTTAAGTAAACACGTTGCACCCTAAATAAAAATATACTACTCATGTTTGCTCCTTATACTATTTTGACTAAATTTAAAATAGGAGAACCTGCAAATGACAAATCAGATGGAATGTTTATTATTTGCGTGTATTCATCACTGCTAAATGCAAATTGTACAATATCTCCTTCATCAACAAAAAACGTAAATGAAAAACTATTTGAACCATTTGAATTTACAGTGCCACCTAACTGTTGCACCGTTTGAACTATGACATCGTTAACATACAACCTCATAATAGATTTAGTAATATCCTTGTCAAAAGACAATGTTATATTTGCATTGTAAAATCCTTGACGATTTACAAAAATAAACGGCGTTCCGTCTTGCCATGAAATGGGAATTTCAATACCGTTATCACGGTCTGAATTAATTAATGAATATCCCCATGATAAAAAAAGCCACGAATTTCCAAACACTTCTTGATTTTCTGAATAAGTAAGTGTGGTATACGATAGTTCGTTTGTAAACGATAGTGCTTGCGCCGATTGAATTCTATTAACACTGCGGGTTAACGCTAAAAGTTGACGTGCAGATTGGTCAATCATTGCGTATATGCCTCCGACACTCGCATTTGAGTAACTATTTGTTCAGCCTTATTTGTAATAGTAATAGATATACCATTAATGCGCACATCAACAATAGAGCCAAATGCGTTGATTGTTACAAAATCTCCATATCCCCAGTCAACACCAAACAAAAAACCTGGTGAGTCTTGCACGGTGGCATATACAGAGTACACAGGATAATTAATAGGCTCTTTCAAATATTTAGTTGCTTCTCCAATTAAATCAGATGTTTTCGATTGCAATAATACTTCTCGATATGCAAACGGAGAATTGGCAATGCGTGTTTTATCAATCACAGGAGCACTTGCTGAAATAGTTGGAGTTGTACCAGAAAGCCCTTGATACACAGAAATAACTGATGTTTTTTCTTCTTGCCAATCAATTATCAAACGAATATCCTGCAATTGACTAGACGTATCACTTAATAATACTGCTTTATTGTTTGCGTTTACAAAACGCCTGTCTAATCCTCTTTGATTAGCAAATTGCGTAAATACATATTGATTTGTACTTGTAGCAATAGTATCAAAATAGACAGGATACAATGTTTCATTAACATCTACAGGAAACTGTGTCATTTGAGATAATTCTTGTAACGCAGTTAAAAGATTTGCATATGCAAATGCAATGCCTTTACTGCTGTAATGAGTAATTAAATAACCGTAATTACTTAATTGTTTGCCTTCGCTAAAATTTGGTAAACGACGAATGCTAGAATTTGAACCTATGTTATTTTGCACTAAATCGTACATAATTGCAGAGTTTGTAACATTTTTATATGCAGTTTGTGGACTGTTGCCAAATTGCGCACTAGTAATTCTACTTGCAAGCAAATAGTTTGTGTCATATGCGGTCATTTTAACAACAAACGAACCAGTTGATTCACGAAATTGTTCAATAGACCGAACAAACCATATTGTGTCTAGCAATAGTGTGCGTTGATTGCCTATAGTGCGATAAATAGCAAGAATGGTGTCTTTTTTTAACATTCCGTATCGTGACATAAATGTTAAAACCGCCGCACTATTTGAGCCACCGCTTAATCGAATGTAACATGCACCAATTTCGCCAACAGCACGAGTAATAGACAACTCAATAAATAAATTAAAATCCACAATATTAAACGGTGCAATAATATTTCCTGAACTATCACACACAAAAATTTCATATTTTGCATTTGGAAATATCATAATCCTGCCTTTGTCGTACCAAAAAACATGTTATTAGCGTCAAACGACCAAAACCGTGGATTGTAGTTGATAGTAATATTCATTCCTGCTTGCGCATGTATTCCAATAATGTTAATGCGATAATCGTCATACGATTGCGTATATTTTCCTGCAGAATTGTTTGCACCAAGCAATATCCAATCTACAAAATTTGATGTTGGGCTAATGAAAGAAATCATATTTCCTCGAATATTTGATGTAATAGAACGTTGCCCTGGCAATAAATTAATGATAATTTCCTCATATGCTAAAACTAACAACCCAGAATTGTCAAAACGAACTCGTGCGCCTGTTTCTGTTTGATACAATTCGTAAATAGTTTTATTTGATGCGCCATTTCTAATGCGAATAATTGGGTAAACCGATGCGTTTCCTCGTATACGTAGTGAAAAATATTGCATCTTGCTGGAAATTGTATTTACATTTACTGCATTGTTTAAAAACCCATGATGAACAATAGCAATATTCGAACCTGAAATTCCGTCCAATACATTTGTAATTGGATTAACCGCATATTTACGCATGCGATTTGTAGACGCAATTGCAGTTGTCTGAGAGCGAATAATGTTTGAACTATTACGATTAACTGGAAAAATAACATCTGCATTTACGATAGTTTGAAGATTTCCTGATATGGTTGAACCTTCCGCATATGCTAAACTGTGTGTGACAGATTCATTATTTAGTGTTCCAGTAAAAACACCGCCAATCAACAATTTATCACCACTGCCCACATATCCATTAATAGGATTAATGTCAGTAATATCTCGCACCAAATTAACTGTGTTGTTAAATCCATTGTTTGCATACGATGTGCCGACAATGGGTGAAGCATACGAATCAAATACTTTTCCGTTTGCTATTAATGGCGTCACTCTAGCAACACGTCCAACGTTTCGTTTTACAGAATCATACGATGTTGTAGTTCCAACATATGATGCGTCAACCCAATGAGTAAAATTACCACTAATAATAAGAGTTCCATTTTGCGTAGTAGTTATATCGTAAATTGGTCCATCAGTTAACCCCATAGGTTGCCAATCGGTGTTCACAAATGATGGTAAACCTGTATCAAGCAGTGGGTATTCATCATACACGTATTCAATGTTAAAATATCTTCCGTTTTTTAAACCGTTTGTATATGGGCTTCCATCAATACTTGCCAATTGCATAATTGCATTAGAAAATGTGTCAATTACTCGGTATTGACCATCAACAATTGTATTGCCATTTATATCAATACTAAAAACAGTAATGACACAACCTGAGTATAATTGTTCAGCAAACTTTGTGGCAGTGCCAAAAGGTCGAACAATTCCTGTTTCTGTAATAGTAATTTGACCAATGCCTGGCATTGAACGTATGCAATATCCACCAACAAATGATTCGTTAGAAAAATCTGAAATTGTAGTTGCCGATAATGTTACAACCATTGTTGTACTATCAACAATATTATTAATTGTGCCAATTTTAGACCAAGAACCATCAGTATCATTTTGCACGTAAAAACCCGTACCATTCATGTTATTTCTATTTAAATAGTCATACACTAGATAGTCAAATCGGGTTCCTGAGCCACTAATAAACGCTTGCGTTCCACCTATTCCTCCAATGGTTACCTTTTGTACAATGCGACCTTCCATTCTTCCAATGAATTCCGAAAATACGTGTTTACGGTGTACACGAACTTTTTGCGTAGTTAGTGTTCTGTCAATTGGCAAAACCGTGTACATTCTTGAAATGGTAAAATTCATTTCTACAATTTGACCAATAATATCGTTGTTTTCAATGTTGAATGCGTTATTGTCTGAAGCATCTCGAGAACGCATTACATCACCAGGTATAATGTGGTATCTTAAAACGTTTTCAGTATATGCATATATTGTTGGATAAGAACGCCCTTGTGCGTTACTTACACCCAATAGGCTTCCAATTAAGTTAGGAGATGTAGCAACTCCAACTGCACCGCTAGAAGAGTTAATAGTAATTTGAAGATTTGTATTATTTACAAGTGAAATGTTACGCCCTTCATTGTTTGCAGGTGTGTTTGCCCCATTAAATACGTACAAATTAGGATTAGGAGCATAAAAATATGATGACAACGATGTGCGTTGCGCTGGTTGCACAAGAGTAAATGTTTTTGTTGTTGTGTTTACTGTTGCAATTTTTCCAATTAACGAACTATTTACGTTATAAACAGAATTTCCAACATTAATTAAATTATCACCAGCGTATGAACCAGCAACTTCTCCTTCGTTTATATATAATTCGTTATTTATACCAGAACCATATGACAACATGTGAACCATATCTACGTTAGATACATTTGATGCATCTGCCCATATAAAATAACTGTCTACATTGTTTGTGTTGGCATATGGCATATTGGAAAAGTTTAATTGCGTATTGTTAATAGCACTTCCCAAAATGCCCATATATGCTCCATTAGTTCGCCACAACGCAGTGGTATTTGCAAACTGCGATACTGGCGCATTTGTCATTGTTACTAACGGGGAAATAGAATCTGATGAAATGTATTGATATGTTCCTGAGTAAGTAACAGTAGAATTTGATGCTAATACAGCTTGTATAGGAGAATTAGCACTATTAACCACACCAATACTTGTTACGCCATCAGATTGAAATAATGTTTTTCCCACAAGTGTATACGCATCAGGTTGACCGTTAACAGATACTAAATTACTTCCGTTTGTTACCGATATACGATTAAACAAATCTGTTGATTGCCTGTTTGAAGTACGTAATTGCATAGCAATTGTTGATGGTGCGTATATAATAACTTCGCCTAATGGGTCGTTAATATTTATTGTGGCGTTTGATGCAAGAATTAATTGATTTGTTCCCACGTCTACTACTGTGCCAATGTAAACGTAATTCCAATCAGTGCCTGATGTCGGTGTTCCCAACGTAAATATTGCTTGACCAATAAACGTGTTTAAACTTATGCCAGTACCAATAGTTGTGACAATGTTTGATGACGTACTTGTATTGGTAATAGCAACAGTGGAAAATGTGTAACTATATGTAGATGCGCTCATTGCAGTGACTGCGCCAGACTCAAGCGTAGCAGATGTTGCACTTGATGCACTTTGTACTACGCCAATGTACGCACCTGCAATTGTGTATAGTGCACTGCCAACCAAATCAGTTGCAGTAGGCGTTCCTGCAACCGTGACTGAGCGAGAGCCCAATGCAACAGTAATCGTATTGCCAGCCGTTGTATTTGCACCAGTTTGTGTTGTATTGGCATAAATATATGTTGATGCAGTTGTGTTAATAAATCGTGGGTGCCGACTAAAATTTGCTTGAACATTACCTCGTCGTATTCCCATAAACTCACCTGTGTTGCGAAAAATGGCAACATTGGCTGGTGTGTTTGTTCCTGCTAATGTAAAAGATGGAGTTGACGCATGTCGGTAAAGTGCGTTTGTAGTGGTTGTGGCAGCCCCTTCTTCGAACGTTCCTGCTGTTGCGCTTGATGCACTTCGCACAATACCAATAAACAAACCTCCTACATTTGTATACAACGCACTTCCCACCAGTGATGTGGCTGTGGGCGTACCTGCAACTGTGAATGCTGTATTACCTGCAACTGTAGAAATAATATTACCAGTAGTTGTTAGCGTGGCATTGTTTACAATAGTGTTACCAGTTCCAGAAAAAGGCATGTGAATAAACGGCTCATTTGTGACATTACCTCGTGAGTTTGCTGTCAATGTAGCAGTATTAGTGGTTGCATTTTGTGTAACACTCGTTACATTTCCAAAAAACAAATCAAATGGATTATTGATATTGGTTGCGGCAAAGTACCTAAACAGTGACCGATTTAATAACGAGAATTGCGTAACTGATGTTGCACTGCCATATGAATATCCTCCACCTACTACCGTTACTGATGTACTTGATGTACTTGTAGTAATTGTATTGAGCTTGGACGCATTTGCATACGCAAACGTGCCATTTGATACGGTTGCTAATGCATTTGCAGTAAGTCGAATGCCATTAGTTGAGTACGTGTAGTTGACAATACCAATAAATGCGCCATCAGATGCACGGAATAACGCTTTACCGTCTAACACCGATAATGCAATGCCTCCATTTTGCGTGTATGTTCCAATGTCGCTAGACGTGCTATTAAATGTAATAGTTCCAAGACTTGAATAATCCATGTATGCAAATGATGAAGCAGTGTTTGCATTGTTAGACGTACCAAACAACAACGTTCCTGTTGTTCCAGCAGTTGTTGATGACCCCATGTATCGACCGTCTGGTCGAAATAATGATTTATTTTGAATGGTATTTGGAGAACCACTCAATGTGTACGAAAATCCAGCAGTCACTGCACTGGTGTTTGATAGTGAACGAACCACTTGATTAAATGTAAGTGTATTTGTATTAGCTGTAGCAGTTACCGTTGCGTCATAGATTGGCTCTACTTGATGAATGCTCGGTATTGTACTGTCAAAATCATCTGCTGCTTGGTCCCACGAAATTCGTGCTGTTTGCTCAACATTATATGGATTAGGCGAAACAGTGCGCACAACACCAATCACATCAGCAAAATAGTTGGCATCTTGCGATGCTTTAAGCGACTTTGATGCCTTGAGTATGGTTGCCGACCCACTTGTGTTTTGAACAACATTTCCATTGGAATCTGCGGTCAAGCCAGACAAGTACACATTACTTGAATCAATTATATTGTTGGGGGTTGCCCAATATGGCATGTATGAAACTTCAACATTAGAGCTGTTTACGGGAAATACTTGCTGTATTGTCCCAAGATATTGCAACACAGGATTTGATGCACTTGCATACGTGTACAATTCGTCATTTTTTTGATACGACGATGGTACATTTGTTTGAATAGTTACCGCTCGAACAATACTTAACGGAGTACCTCTATTGTCTAAATTTGGAAAATTATACATGTAATAAAACGTACCAGCGTATGTTGATGGGGCGTTGTTTAAAAATTGCACTACAGTATTGCTTAATGCTTTTTCCACGACACCAATAAATACGCCATTAGAGCGATATATGCGACGACCTATTAATTGATAGGCATTTACCGTGCTGGTACTTGATAGCGTACCTCGATTTAAACTACTAGCCAACACGGTAATATTTGTGGTTGCGCCACTAAACGCAGAAATTGTAATAGTATTTGCGGTTGTACTGCTAATTGTTCCTATCCACGTCCACTGACCAGTGACATTCGGTTGAATGTTGTTAATGCTTGGTGGAGTATTCATTAAGTATGCATACAGTTCATATACATTTGCTCTTAACCCGACAGGTACAGGATTATTTATCACATTAATAATTGCATTTGCGCCACTGATAGTTGGTTGTGTTGACGACGTTTCCATACCAAACGCAGTATTGGAAAGATATTCGTAACCAAGTTGACCGCCTAATGGAAACGCAAATTGATATGGATACCACGTTACATTGTTGTCGGTTGAAACTGGTGAACCGCCACTGAGCCAATAATCAATATTACCCATCCAACTATATTGTTGTGCTGTAGTAGTGACAAGTGTTGTGTTTGTAAATCCATTGATAACGCAGATAAATATCCATTTATTATTTTGAAATGTGTAGACGCTTCTTCCTACATCATATTGCGAAAATAATGTACCTGTTCCATTAACCAAGTTTGAGCCTGATTTGATTGTTCCTATACCTTTAACAAGTTTGGTTGAATTTGCATCGGGAAGTGTGTTTGTGGTATCAGGTAACGACCACCATTGACGTGAGGCATTGATTACATCACCATAATAGTTTGTGCCAAGAGTATTTGTCCCTGTAGTTTTTCCAAAATATACAATTCTATCATTAACTCGTGCATAAAAATGCCTATTTGAAACAACAGTTATTCCTGATGAAATGGTTGTTCCTGACACAGAAAAACTATTAGTTGCTCCATCATTATCAAATATTGGCGCAATAGTACCAAAAGAATACGACGCAAATACGTTACCGAACCCTGTAACAGCATCTGAACTAATAGTTGGGTCGTATGCAGTGGCTTTGACGCTAGAAGATGCGTCAAATTTGCGACGAACAATAGAATTAAGAATTAAATTAGACCCCAATGAGTCAAAATTGACAATTGCTGCATCTGATGCTTTTGATGTGTATAGTGTATACGCATTATAGTTAGTGCCTAAATATTGAGTGGTACTTGTTGTGTATGATGATGGCGTTCTTAATTTTGCAACTCCCGATGGAAGCACTGTCGAATCTTCCACAACAGTTCGTAACTGTCCACCTCTTAATAAATACCCATCGCCATCAGTGAATATTTTGTTTGTTATAACATTGAAATTTTCGTATATTTGATTGGTAGGCCACACAATCCAATTGGTAACTGGTGTACGATTAACAGTTTTATTAATGTCAACTTTTGATTTACTATTTGTTGTTAACGTTATTGACCCGTTACCAGTAGTAGATACAGATGCAATTTGTTCACATTCCGCTGTTGTTTGACTACTTGGATAATACAGGTAAAAATAACTTCCTGCAGTGACTTCTGGTATGGAAAAATTAACTCTTTGCCCACTTGTAGGTGAGCCATTAATGGTACTTAACGGATTCCCTCTGTTGTTTGTAGCAACAGAAACTAGTCCTTTAAATTTTGACAAAAAATCATTGGTAATCACTTGACCAACATCAACAAACGCATTTCGTGTAAGCGTTAATTGTGTTGCATTATTTACTACTTTTACTTGTCCAATGTAAGAGCCATCACTTGTTGTTAGATAATTACCCACCATATTAACTGTAAAATTAGTTTTATCACCCTTTACCACATCACTTGAAATGGAACATTGAATCTTACCTTGATTGTTTGTCCCTAACGCAGTGGCAAATGTACTACCAACCAATGCTACTGATGTTGACCCATCAACAAATGACATTTTGCCAACGTTTTTGGCATTTGGAACATATGCATACAAAGAAGCACGGTATTCAATGTTTTCACCTGATGAATCAATTACTGCAAACACGTTTGCGCCGTTTGCTTTTTTGTCCGTGGTTAACGATTTAATATCGCCTAATACACTAAATCCAACTTCAGTAAATTGAACTTGCGCAGGGGATGCAAGCAACGCTACAGTTGATGATGTTGCACCACCAGCAATAGAAGCAATTTGTCCTACATAAATACCAACATCAGTAAAAATTAATTTTCCAATATCTGCTGTGGTAAATGGTGTGCCATCAAATAAAACACCACTACTATTAAATGCATTTCCAACAGTTACCAAATGACTTCCTACATTAGTAGTAAGTGTGCCAAATCGACTAACGCCTAATTGATACCCCACAAAACCAGCGTACTCTAACGAGTTAATATTGTTCTGCGTAACAATATTGGGATTGATAGTGTACACATTTGATTGAGATGATGTACGAGCAAACGCAGACGGACCTCGATATGCAGGATATGGCGCAAATGTGTTGGTTAACGTGTCGTCAAGTGGAATAATACTTGTGTTTACATCACCACCAACAAATGTGTATCCAGATGGTGATTGTGTAATTGCATTAAGTCCTTGGTTGTTAATTTGATTAAAGAGTAGTGAACGATAGGTATTTGATACTGAATCATATTCAAACTGACTATCAACAGGGTATGCTACGATGCGACCATTGTCGTTCATAACAAAACGTGCAATACGAAAATATGGATACTGCGTTGATATATTATTGCTACCAAATCGAACAGTTGTATTGACTTTTCCGTCATTTACAAAAACATCGGATGTATTAAGATTGGTGTTTGGTGTGCGGTCGCCAAAATCAATAACTTGATAGAAGTCTCCGACAACCAAAATACTGTTAGCACTTTCTTGATAGATTGCATTTACCGATGCGTTGCCTACCGCACTGCCACCTGTAAGTTGAAATAATTGTTTTCCATATACTTGTGTGGGATTTGTGTTTATATCAACGGTAGACAACGTTACTTTTTGATACGGTTGCGATGCATAAGTGGTAACTGCGTTTTCTGTTAAAGTGCATTGCGTTGACGATTGAACGCTTGCAATTTTTCCTAAATAATCACCGCCAACAAACAAAAACTTTCCAACATCTGAATTTTGTATTGCTTCAAAGTCAGAAAAAGTAACAATGGCACTGACAGTGTTTGATGTCAATGTTCCCAAACCCGTATTAAAACTAATTTTGCTTGCAGGTGATTTTGTATCAGGTGTAAATCCTGATACATAGAAAAATGCAATAGTTGAAAACGGATACGCAAAATTACCACCCACCACTAATGTTGACACATTACCACTTGGCGACTGCAACCATCCAATAGCTTTTGGAATTGATGGAGCAAACTGCAAATCCCAAAATGCATTTTGAGATTGTAATTGAGGCGTGCTTTCGCCATTTACAATCAACTCGTCAGCAGTTAATGTCATTTCGTTTTTGTGAAAGTTTAACGGAGTCCATTCAGATGCATTCCCTAATTTGTAGTACACGCTTGCAGACTCGTTTAACGTTGATGACGGGCTAACATTTTGCGTAAACGGTACTTCTGTATAAAAATATGGGTCAGCACTTAAAAAACGCAAACCAAGAACTTCAGTAAAACTTTGTGTTTGCACGCCACTAAACTCTAATCCGCCGATATATGTAATGCGAGTTACCACAGGCGTGTCTGCGCCTGTGTATCGCAACATTCTTTCGCCTTGTTGCGCAAGTTGGTCGAACTTAAGCAAGTTAATTAATGAACGACGATTTGCGTGCAATCCAACCCATGATTTGGCGGATATTGTGACATTGAACTGCATGTTTCGCATTCGTGCAACTTGTCGTTGCACAAATCCACCGTCAGTGATGCCATATTCCAATGCAGTTGTTGCTATTTCAGGCATACCCGTACCAGAAATTGTCGGCTCTACCACAACATTGATGTTATCGGTGTCTAATGAAGCCCAAAATCCAGTGGTAAATGTTTGTGTCAACAATGAACTTTGTGATAAACCTGGTACTGATACGCCATATACAGGTTTGGCTTCGTTTCGCCATTGATACTGTTGCCGAAACCGAGGCGTTCCCATACCATGACCAGATTGAGATGAATCATATTCATCAAAGTTTGCATGCCACGCACCGTCATTTGTAAAATACGGAAACGTGTTGCTGTATGTGCCACTTTGCGTAGGCATGGTGTCTGCCCATATTGCGCCAGGAATGTCACCGTCTACATACGAAAAATCGACATCATCCCAATTCCAGTCACTAAATTGCGGAGGATTGACATACGTGTTTAATGAGTTACCGTAATAATCGTATGACCGCCAAATCATCCCTGAATCAACAAATTGTATGCCATCAATATACAAGTCTGCATCACTTGTTGTGCCTGTATATTGAAATCGCAATTGCATGCGTGATGTGTCACCCGACGGTGGCGTTACCAAAAACTTTGTGCGCAATCCCATGCGTTTTGCGTTTAATTGTGTTGCGTTGCTGGCATCTAATGTACCTAACGATGTACCTGCATTAAATGCAAGTTTTCGGAACGCACTTGCAGTAAGAGAAATAAATGCCAAGTTATAAAATGTTATAGAGTTTCCATTGATTGTTTTAATTTCTCCTACAAACTCATAATTTGTAGTGTAAATACAATCACCTTGCGCAAAGCCAGAAGCGTTTGATATAGTTGCCGATGCATTACCTCGCTGAGTGGTAATAGTCAACCCTACTGGCTGTATTGCATCTGATGTAATGTTGACCAGCATCACTTTCCATCTTGCACCAGTGTCAGTGTATGTGGCATTTGGATTGATAAGATTAGGTGATGACAAATACCAATCAAGATACAAATGATGCTTATATGTGTTATTTGCAAATGTGTTATTGGTAATACCGAAATATGGCGCACTACAATTAATTCCCATTGACGCTGGTAAGAAATTTGTATTTGATGAGGGATTACAACTAAATGCACTAATTGCACCTATTGGATTGTCTGGATATGATTGCACATTAGTAGATACCATACGATAAAAATCAAATCCAATTGGCGTTGTAGTGGCTTTTTGTTGAATGCGTATTTCTGTTTGTGTTGCGACAGAGTATTGATAACTTTCATTTGTTACAGCAATAAGAGCGTTACTTGCTAACGTTGCAGTTGTATTGTTTGATGAATTTACAACAGTACCAATTTCTTCACCTTTCATAGTAAACAACTTTCTACCCACCAAAAATGGCGCAGTAGGAAATCCACTTACTGTGATTGATGTGCTATTGATATTTGTAGTAATTTTATTGTCACCATCATACAAATACGCAACATTGTTTACGGTTACAGTTGAATTGTTAACAAGAGTTGCTGATGTTGCGCTTGAGGCACTTAGAACCTTGCCTATAAATTGTTTATTGGTTGTGTATAAATTTTTTCCTACCAATGCAGTTGCAGTTGGCACGCCACTAATTGTGATTGACGTACTTCCTGATGTTGCAGTAATGCGACCAGTTCCGCTATTTGCAGCATTATCAGCAATACCTTGGTCTGCAACTCTTCCCAAAAATTGCTTTTCACCATTTGGCTGGTTAATGTCGGTAAGAACATACAAATCTGTACCTGCTGGACATTCAGTCAAAAACGATGTGTTAACACCTTTGACAATGTATTCACCATCGACCGCAAACGGATACATGTAAATTTTACCCGTGCACAATGTTGGAGTTAATACAGTATCAACATTTACTTGATTAATTACTTTGTGAATAAACACTGTTGTGCTTGTTCCAGAGTTAGCAGATGCAGGAACAATTGATGCAAGGACGTACCGTTTAACAGACGTGGTGTCCATACTGTACCACACAGCCCACCCACGAATAGTTGCATTTGCAGTTGCGTCTTGACCTCCGCCAATAACCACCTTTATGGATTTACTAGGATTACTTGTGATACCTGGAAGGCTAGAAAAATACGGTGTGGTATGACCTCTTTTAGCATCCATTGTCGGATAGGCGACAATGTCTTGGCTATTAGTGTTG